CGCTTTGCCGAACTTGTTCGTGCTGATGAGCGCGAGGCGTGTGCGAAGGTGTGTGAGGACAAAAACACTTTGTTGGCTTGGCCGACATACGCCGCCGCCATCCGAGCAAGGGGGCAGTCATGACCAATGAGCAAATCGCAACGCTCTGGCGCGAGCATCAGGAGGTGCATTCATTCGCTAGGACGATTGAATCAATCGCGGCGCAGGAAGCGCGTGATGCGTGCGCAGCACTGCTTGAAGAAAACGCGATGCACGCGACAAACCCTCTGTTCCGCAACCTGCTGCAAGCAAACGCCCAGGCCATCAGGGACATCGGCAAAGACGAAATGCCACTATTCGATGACTGGGGATGCCCGCCTTGCAATAACAAATGCAACCAGGGCCGCGAGTGTCCTGCGAGGATCAAATGACAGACACCAAAAGCAGCCGGCGCATTGCCCAGGTTAGGGCGCTTCTACACGCAAACCCCGACGGACTCACAGTCAGCGAGATCCTTGAGAGGATACCGTCAATGTATCAAGCGCATCTGGCTCGCATTCTGCGGGCAATGCCTGACTCTTACATCGACAGGTGGGTGCGAGGGAAAACACCAGGAGCGCATCGAGCAGTGTGGTGCGTGATAGTGCCGCCAGAAGATTGCCCAAGACCCTATCGGTCAGACGAATCAACAAGGAGAAAGCGCAAATGATTGATCCATTCAAAATTGATGGGCCTACATGCATCAGCTTCAGCGGAGGACGCACAAGCGCCTACATGCTGTGGCGGGTGCTGCAATCTAACGGCGGCCTTCCTTCAGATGCTGTCGTTTGTTTCGCCAACACCGGCAAAGAGGACGAGGCAACGCTGCGATTCATCCGAGACTGTGGTGAGCATTGGGGTGTGCATATTAACTGGCTGGAGTTTCAGCAGGAAGATCCGCAATTTAAGGTTGTCAACTTCTATTCTGCAAGCCGCGACGGGGAGCCATTTGAGGCCATCATTCGTAAGCGCCAATACCTACCAAATCCCGTGACGCGGTTTTGCACCAGCGAACTAAAGATTCGCACGATGCACAAGTGGCTCCGGGCCAATTGGCAAAAGCTCGGATGGGATGCCCATGACCTTGAGTGGGATCAGATGATCGGGATCAGAGCGGATGAGCAGCGAAGGGTTTCAAAGATTCGAAAGCGAGGACATAGTACGGAAACCACAAAGGAAACGATGAGGATGCCGCTTGCTGATGCAAACATCTCACTCCTTGAGATTAATGCATTTTGGGCGAAGCAGCCATTCAAGCTAGAACTGCCTACATACAACGGAAGAACGCTTGCTGGAAATTGCGACCTGTGTTTTTTAAAACCAGCCAATCAAGTGTTTACCCTGATAAAAGAAAAGCCAGAGCGAGCCGTCTGGTGGGCGAAGATGGAGGCGCTGGCGCTGGCGTCTAAGCCCGATGGCGCTGTCTTTAGAAAAGACAGGCCGAACTACGCTGCGATGACGCGCTTTGCGCAAGATCAACGCGACATGTTTGACAAAAACGAAGAAGGCATCGCCTGCTTCTGTGGAGATTAAAAATGAACGACGAAGAAAGACAGACCCTCAGAAATCACATCATCTTCCTGGGCACGAAGCTAGAGCAAGAAAGGAAAAGCAGCATGGCTAAGAGCGAACTGTTGAGAAGACTTCTTGACCGCGAAGACCTTGGATGGGCAGTCACTGACGAAGTGAGAAGCCTCGCGTACCAGTGCCTAACAGATGAGTATCTGCAATCGCGTGAGAAGGAAAACCGTCATGATTGAGCTACGCCCATCGGCAGCAGATCGCTGGATTGCCTGTCCTGCCAGTGCAAGGCTGTCTAAGGACATACCGCCAACTCCAGCAGGGGACGCGGCGCAAGCTGGCACAGCCATTCACGCGCTGGCTGAGGACTGCTACCAGTTCGACGATGACCCGATGAATCACCTCGGCGCAACCGTCGAAGGCGTGAAGCTGGCGAAGTGGCACTGCGATATGGCAGAGGATCACCTTCAATGCATCAAGGACATTGAGGATTTCGTCGGCAGGTACAACGTCAGAATCGAGTCCAAAGTCTCCTACCTCGAGAGCGATGAAATCAGGTTGCGAGGAACGGCTGACGTTATCGGCGTGTCAAAGGACAAAAAGGTTCTCATCGTGGCCGACCTGAAGACAGGCGCTAACTACGTCGATGAGGACAGCAATCAACTGAAGGTCTACGCGCTGGCCGCGATCAAGTCGATGAAGCTCAACGAGATCGAAAAGATCGAGCTACAGATCAACCAGCCTCGCGCTGGTGGTGTGCGCATTCACGTTATGGACATCACTGATCTTCGCAAGTGGGAGCATGAGCAACTTATCCCAGCGATCTACGAAGTGATGGACACGCAGGCAAAACCTAAGCCTTCAGAGAAGGCTTGCCAGTACTGCCCAGCAAAGCTGACATGCCCTGCGCAGCAGGAGTCATTCGATGTCATCGAGGCGCAGCCCAACATCACCGCGATGACGAAGGATGAGATCAATCAGGTCATGGTCACGCTTTCCGATGAGCAGGTCAGCAGCCTCCTAGATCGCGCACCTATCGCAGAGTCATTCATCGACGCGCTGCGCAAGCACGCCCTAGAGCGCATGAAGGCCGGGGGCACGCTGCCGGGTTGGCAGCTCGCGCCCAAGCGGGCAGCGCGCAAGTGGGGCGATGAGCAGAAGGCAAAGCAAGCCCTGATCGATGCAGGAATCAACGCAGATCAACTCTATTCAACAGAGTTCATCTCACCCGCAGCAGCCGAAAAGTTGCTGCCGAAAGAGCAAAAGGCGATTCTTGAAGAGCTAACCGTTAAGGAAAGCTCGGGAATCACTATTGCAAGGGACGCAAGCCTGCGTCAATAATGCCCGCTCTGGGCGAAACCTTAACCTTTGAAAGCGAAACGCAAAATGCTTAATCTATCTTCTGGCGGTGGCAATGGGAACTTCATCCGGTTCTCGCCTCAAGCGAATGCCTGGACGAACTCCCAAGGAGAAGAAATCCAATTCAAGAAGGTCATCTTCGATGTTGACAATGTGCAAACCGGGTGGCTCCTGCTCGGTGTAGGTGTACGCGATTGGCAACCCGATGCAGCCGTAGGCCGCAAAGGTGCGCAGCCGACACCGGAACACAAACGCGGCTTTAACGTCACGTTTTACAACAAGCAACTCGGCACCTGCGAGTGGTCATCGAACGGCGTAGGCCCGAACATGGGCCTTGAGCAGCTTTACGTTAAGTGCATGGAGGAGCGCAAGGCGCTGCCGCTTAACGAGTCTCTGGTGCCTGTCTGCGAGTACAAGGGAAGCAAGCTGGAGAAGATCGGCAAGGGCACTACGCGCATCCCTCAGTTCGATGTCGTCGATTGGATCGCCCGGCCTGCGGGTATGGATGCCGGCAGTGTCGAGGAAGTCGCAGCACCAGCACCAGCACCAGCCCCTGCGCCTGTGGCGAAGACGGCGGCGCAGCGGGCTGTCGAGGAAAACGATGACGAGATGTTCTGACGTTAAGTCTTGAGGAGGCCGGGGCCAGTTGGTCCCGGTTTTTTTGACTCTGAAAAAACTCAGATGAACAAAATTGAATTCGGTGACTGCCGCGAAACTATGCGGCGCTGGGCAGGCGAGGGCGTGAAGGCGCAAATGTGCGTGACATCGCCTCCTTACTTTGGCCTGCGGGACTACGGCCATGAGGGGCAGATCGGCCTTGAGCAGACGCCAGAGGAGTACATCAAGGCGATGGTCGAGGTGTTCCGGTGCGTGCGCGATGTGCTGGCTGACGATGGGACGCTATGGCTGAACATTGGGGACAGCTATGTTCATTCGCAACCCGGAAGAAACAGAAATGGTACAGGCGGTCAAATTATTCGTGGGGATTTATATCGACAAAAAAATAATAATGGGGCATCAGAAGTTGGTCGCAAATTGCTTGAAGTGGGATTAAAAAACAAAGACCTTATCGGCATCCCTTGGATGCTCGCCTTTGCCCTTCGCGCTGATGGTTGGTATCTGCGCCAGGACATCATCTGGCACAAGCCAAACCCCATGCCCGAAAGCGTGCGTGACCGCTGCACGAAGGCGCATGAGTACATCTTCCTGCTGTCGAAGTCGGAGCGGTACTTCTACGACAGCGAGGCGATGAAGGAGCCAGCGACTAACGCAGGCAAGCGACTATTACTGGGTGAAAAGTCTTTCTCAAAAGGTCAAGCCAAAGGCGCTGGTATTAAACCGAGTGGTAACGGACATGCCGATTTCTACGATGTACCAGAAACACGCAACCGCCGCAGCGTGTGGACAGTCGCCACTCGCCCATACAAGGGCGCGCACTTCGCAACCTTCCCGCCCGCACTGATCGAGCCATGCATCCTGGCTGGAAGCCGCCCTGGCGACACCGTGCTTGACCCATTCATGGGAAGCGGCACCACTGCCGCAGTCGCGCTACAGCATAGCCGCCAGTACCTGGGCTGCGAACTGAACCCGGACTACGGATTGCTCCAGCAGGAGCGCATCAATCAAGTCATTAAGGCTGAATCGAATCAGCTTCTTCTGGCTTTGGAGTAACTAAATGCAAGCCGAAGAAATAGCAAAAACCCTGGGCAACGCCAAGAAGGTCAACGGGCAATGGCTCGCCTCCTGCCCAGTGCCAGGGCATGGCAGAGGCAATGGAGACAAGAACCCGTCACTGTCAATCAGTGATGGCACAGACGGGAAACCCTTGTTCCACTGTCACGGTGGATGCGATCAGGGAACCGTCTTTAACGTGATGCGCGAGAGAGGAATGCTGCCCGAGCTAGAGCAAAGGCCGGAACCCTTGTCTCTCATCAAGCCGATGGTGGCAAGCCGTCAGCTTGAGCATGAGTGGAACTACACCGACGAGGAAGGCGTAGTCCTATTCATCAAGCAGCGGTATAGGACAACGGACTCCAAAGGCAAGGACTACAAGCTCATCAAGGTGGACGAGGCAGGCCGCAGACACGCGGCAATGGGCGATGCCAGGATCGTTCCGTACAAGCTGCCCGAGCTGCTCGACGCGATTAGCAAAGGCCGTTACGTCTATCTGACGGAGGGCGAGAAGGCGGCAGACGCGATCATCAGCCTAGGCTCTGTCGCCACAACGTCTCACGCTGGCAGCGGATCATGGCCGGAGGCTATCACGCAATACTTCGCAGGGGCAAACGTAGTCATCCTGCCGGACAACGATCAGCCCGGCTGGAAGTACGCCAGGAAGGCCGCAGCCAAGATACTGCCGGTAGCCAAGTCGGTCAGGATCATCGACCTGGGTGGCGATGACCTGGGCGACGATGCCTACGAGTGGATACACCTGCAAGGCAAGACGCGGCAGGATCTCGCCGATCTGGTCAAGGGGCAAGCCCCAATCACCTCGGAGCAGGAGATCAGGACGCCAGAGCGCCTCAAGGAAAAGCCACCAGAGGCAGCAACGCCGGCTACGCCGGCAGAGCAAACCCAAGCAACGCCAAAGGCAACAGACGCGCCAGATGCGAAGCAAAAGGCGCAGCGTAGAGCCATCACGCTCGAAGCATGGGACGAAATCAGGGATGAGCCTGTCGAGTGGCTTGTCGATAAGGTTATCCCTAGAAATGGTTTCGTAGCGCTGTACGGCCCGCCAGGATCATTTAAGTCATTCATCGCCCTGGACATCGCGGCAGCGATTGCCCGCGAGGCACAGTGGTTTGGGCATCAGGCGAAGCCATCGGACAACGGAGCGGTCATCTACATCGCTGGCGAAGGCCACGGCGGCATAGGGGCGCGGATTAAAGCCTGCCGCATCCACCACAACATCGAGGGAGGCATCCCGATCTACTTTGTACGCCACCAGATCAACCTCAGAAGCAGCGCGGAGGACATAGCCAGCCTGTCAGTTGCCATCAAGGAGCTAAACGATGCCATAAAGATCAAGGTGGACTTGATCGTTATCGATACCTTAGCCAGAGCATTTGGCGGTGGAAATGAGAATTCCAGCGAGGACATGGGAGCTTTCATTACGTCATGCGGCTACTTGCAGGAGGAATTCGAGGCCGCGCTGATGGTAATCCACCACTCTGGAAAGGATGCAGCAAAGGGTCTGCGGGGCCATTCCAGCCTGCTCGGAGCCGTCGATACAGAGCTTGAATTGATCCGTTTTGAGGATCAGCCGCGAGGCGTTTTGACGGTTTCAAAGCAAAAGGACGGCGAGGATGGCATCAGATTTGGGTTTGAGATGGTGGAAATCGACATAGAGGACATAGACAAACCAAGCCTCAGCCTTGACGAAGGACGCAAGTCGCTGGCCGTCCAGCCAAGCGATGAATCATTACGCTCAGGCATGAGTGATGCCAAAAAGGAAGCCCTGAACAGGTCAGGAAAGGGTCGGAATCAGGCAATAGCAGTAGATGCGCTAAGTGAGGCGATTAATACTAAAGGCACACATTGGAAGGTTTCTGCGGGAACCAGAAAATGCGTCAGGCTTGACCAGTGGAGGGCTGTTTTTGCTCAAAAAATGGGCACTGATGAGGAGGGCGATGAGGCGTTTAGGTCGGCTTGGAGAAGGGTCAGGAGTGAAAAAGGAAGGCCATTAAATGTTAGGATTGATAACGAGTGGGTGTGGATAGAGGATGCCGTTAAGGTCGATGAGCAGTCCTTTTAGGGGTCAAATTTGGGGTGGTCAAATCGTGGTCGAATCGTGGTCGAATCGTGACGATTTGACCGCAGGCAATGTCCGGTCGAATCGTCAAAAGGGTATACCTTTGACGATTTGACCGCCCGCGATTTGACCGGGGAAGGGTAGAGCGGTCAAATGGTCACGATTTGACCGGCAAGCGTGAACAAGGAGATGGATGTGGTGAGTAAAGCTAAGAAAAGAAATCGCGGAGAATTGCCAGAGGTTCAGAAGCTGGCGTTTCCGGAGTCTGAGTGGTCTAGGTTCATGAAGGCTAGGCTCGTTGAAATCGATCAGGCTCAGGGTGAACATGAGCGGAAATGGGGAATCGGCAGGGTGATTACTTTAGTTCCTAGTGTGTTTAGGGAGCGTTTTTACGCTCAGAGCGAGCGCGTGTGGGATGCTCAGGGTAAGCAGGACGAGGAAAAGTTCAAGGCGGCTTGCGATGGGATGGTTAGAGCCTTCAAGGCTTTGGATGCCTGGGCAGTGTCCGAAGGACTTGAGCCGATCAGTCAGGTCAAGGCAGTCGAAGGTCAGACCGAACGCGGGTTGATGGTTGTCGTCCAGACTGAAGCTGATGCGGTGCAGTATCAAGCGATCAGGCCAGATGTCAGACAGGTCTGGACAATCGCAG